GCAATAGCCATGATTATGTCCCCGCTTTTTTGTAAGAGCTTGCAAAGGACGCTGCATCACTAGTTGGCTGCCACATCTGACCTCTAGCATCATTCGGGCCATAGGTATTATTTTGCGACTGCCCCATGGCGTTATTTAGCGAGTTTTGATTGAAAGCTGCTTGGGGATCTGTATCTTCGGCTGTGGGCGGTGCGCCAGCCATCATCATTGCCGCATTAAGTCCAGCGTTAAATAGACCGTTCTTAATACCGCCTTTTGCGATCATTCCGCTGGCCCTTGCATCAGCACCACCGACCATCATTTGACCCATTCCCGCCGCGCTGCTTGTATCAATGTTGCCCTGATTTGAAACGGCATTCATACCCATTCCTGACATTTGCATTTGCTTATTGAACCAATCGTTAAACCCTTGGTCAGCCGACCCTTGCCCGTATTTTGCTAGTGCTTTCATCTGAGCGCCAGATTGAGTCATGCCCCTAGCCGAACCTGAATTGTCCATTGCACGTTGGCCCTCTTCCATTCGGAATTGGTAGCCCGGCATGTTGCGGAATTGGTCATAGTTCATCGACCCATCACGGTTGTACATAGAATTTAAAGCGTTAGCGCCGTTTGTTCCCATTTGAGAATAAGGATCAAAGCGATTGATAGAGCGTTGACCCGCTTGATAAATAGTATCCTGCGCTTCGGCATAACCCTGACTTGATTCGTTGGCTGCATCTTGAAAATCATCAGCGCCCGTTAAACTGTCTAAAAATCCCATAATAATATTGCCCTAAATTGTGTGAAGTTTGCCGGTGACGGCCTGAATAGTGACTGCATCAATACTGGAGGCGAGAGCGTTAATTGACGACCCAGCACCGCATCGCTCAACCGGAATTAAAATAAAGTCTTTTGCTGGAATACTAATATCAAGCACTACCGCATTGGTCACACTAGAAACGCCGCCCGACGGTACTGCCCAGACTGAGGCCGTGGCCGTTGCATTTGTTGCATTGGTCAGCTTAATAGTCAGGTCTTGAAGTGTCATTGTTGGGGGTACAGTGGGGGTCGCATATACCAACCCTTCGGTACCCCCCAGCAGTGTTGACGTAAACAAAAGCGGGTAGCTATTGGTACTCATTGTGCGTCCTCTAATTGGTTAATTCGGTGATTTAATCTATTTATTTGCGCGATTAAAACCGGCTGGCTTTTATCACTATCAATGTCGCTGATATTTTCAATCTGTTCAGATAGCACACTAATGTCATTTTTATTGACTTGAACATCTTGATTAATCTGAGAGTCTTCAAGCTGCAGATCGGACACTGCTCTTTCAAGCGCATCCAATGTTGACGGGTCAAGACTTCCACCGGTGCGTAGGAATAAGCCCCTGAAAAATTCAACGGTTTGCTGGTCGAATCCTGCTGTTCTTAGAGCCCTATCAGGGAAATATAACTTACTCACTTGGTTGCCCTGATCGTGGCATAGACGGCCATTATTGCGCGTTTAACGGGGCTTGATATTTTAAAGCTGGCGGTGAATGTGCGGTGTTGACCCAATCGTCGCCATATTACTCGGTGATTGAATTGACCCTCATCGCCAAGATCGCGCCATTGTTGCTGGGCATCGCTTTTACGGCTACTTAATACGTCAAGCATGACCTGGGGCGATCCGTTTGCCAAAACGCCACTTTCAACGTCAAGCTCCAAAGAGTCCACAATAAAACGACCGCCATCCACTTGCAGCGGTGGGCATTGCATTTCTGCAATAATGGCTTGGCCATTGTCATCGTATAAATCTAATGACATTTGACACAACACTCCACCGTCAATGCTACCGACAATGTGCTTGCCGCCAACATCGGCATAAAAGCCGAATCTTAAAGTGTCTTGGCCGTAACTTTTGCGCTCATGCCATAATTGACTAGCCGCGTCATAGACCACTGTAATGCCCGTCTGAGCGAGACTAGAGGATGGACAGGTAAGAATATAAAACTCATGCCCCTCGTCCGTATAACTAAAGCTGGTAGCGTTTCGCCAATCAGATTTGGCTATTGCGTTCTCTACCGCGTGAGTTGAGATTCTAGCCGGTGTTAAACCGTTCATTCTTCGCACAATACCGTCTTGATCAAGCCACATGACCGATTCATCTATCTTTTCAATCGACCACCTAGCACCAAGTCCTTGCTCGATCACTGAGCCCTGTGCCTTGCTGAAAGCAAAGTCTGCTGCGCCTGAATTAAACCAAACTTCAATGGACTCCTCACCGAACAATAATAATTGCGAGTGATCAGCAAAAACTCTGACAATTTTATCGTCATAGCGTTCTGCGCTGGCAAAATCTAATGCGTTAAAACTAGAGCCATCATTTAATGCTGAGACAAAAAATTGACCATTTTGCGCGTCATTTCGGTTGTTAAATACAAAGAATCCGTCAATAAATGTCACTGTATCCGCACCAGGATAATCTAAATCATCAATCTCACTTAACCCGCCGTCGGTGGTGTAAATGTAACCCTTTGCCCCGGCAGTAATGCAAAGCTGAGTGCCGTTATACGCCATTCCAACACGACCGCCGCCCAGTACAGTACCCAACACGGTTGACGCGCCATTGCTATCAATACGGTATAAAACAGACCCGCAAACAACATATAAAACGCCGTCATTGAGTGTTTTGAGCATTCCGCGAATACTGCCGTTACCTAGATTGCTAAACGGCGCAAAGCCGGGTGTCCCATGCAAAACTACCGGTGATTTTGAGGATTGCGGCGCTTGCTCTGCAAAGAGGTTAATCAATCGCTCTGCGGTCAATTCAACTGATCGACCCTCGCCTAACCCGGTGCCAATAGGCAGTCTCATCGACGGCCCCACATCAGGCTTGGGTCAAGTGCTGGCTGAGTCGTTAAAACATCAATATCGTTGTAATAATTTTGTAAATGTCGATAACCGGCTTCGGCTTTTTCATAAATGATCTGGGTGGGTGACATTCCATAGCTGGAGGCAACTCTTACCGCCAAGTTGTAAATAATGGGATCGGTGTGACCATCTTCATACGCCAACGCATCGTCGCGGTCTAAGTCAATATGCTCCAAGCGGATTCCGTCATGCTCCCATTCGTGAAGCAATGAATTAAGCGCGGGCATATGGTCAAGTGTCAACCGCCGAGCGACCTCATAGCCCTGTGCGGCTAGTGCTTGGGTTTCCGGTGTCACTTGAATTGTGAATTTAGGTGCAAGCTGTAAAGCAAGATTATTAACAATCGGCGCAATCAGCCTGGGTGAAATAGTCAAGGTGTCGGGGTAAAGTAAATCAGTGTAACCCTCAATTAGTCCCCCGGCATCCCACTGGTGAAGCATTGAGTTTAATTCGGGTAAGCAGTCAAGATTTTGGCGAGAAGAAGACGCATAGCCGGTTTGAGCAACAAGTCGAGCCTCTTCGGATAACTGCACACCATATTCCGGTGCAATTCTTAACGCCAAGTTGTAAATGATGGGCTCAATAACACTTGCCGCGACCGTCATATCACCGTTTGCCGTTAAAACCGGAGCCGAGTCGATTATCTTCTTGCTCTGCCAGGTTGCCAGCATTGCATTCAATGACGTTAAACTGTCCTCCACTTGCGCCGCTTCTAATGACTCACCCGCCTGGGTAACGGATAAAAGTCGCAGCGTCCTAGTTAGCACTCGATTAACTGAAATGGTTTGCTGTACCGGCGAGCTTTCATACCGCTCCGAAACGTCGATTGATCGCAACGCTCTGTCAATAATATCAGCCGGTGCTATGTCAATGGTCGCCGGGCTAGGGTCGTAATCTTCCATCACGTTGATTAAACGCAACGCTCTGAACACAACATCTTTCGCCAATATCATAATAAAACCTTTTGTTGCTGAATATTCAAAATATTGCGTGGAATATTCTATAAATTTGGGTAAAAAATGAGGGGCCGTGAAGCCCCCCATAAAGTCAACGATAAATTAAGCTTTACCGTGTCCGTGACCCGCAAAGTACGGGTTAAGAACCGCATAGGCTGGACGTAGATCAAAACGAACGATGTTCTTGTTCGCGTCGCCATCAGCATACTTCGATACACGAATCTGAAGACCGTCTTGGGTAGTCCCCAATGTATCAGTTGAGTGAAGCTTCTTAATCGGTACAGAGCCGATAGAGAAAGCATTTTTATGCCAAAACATATTGGGCTGAATAATTGCATCAGCGCCACCAGGCATAGTGACAACATCACCACTTGTGATTGCTGAATCAACAGAGTTGTAAGCACCGTTAGCTTCAAAGATCGCTGGGCCAGCTATCAATAAAGTACCAGCGCCAGATCCGTCAAGAGTTACTTCAGTTGTGCAAGTACCTGACCAGTTAATCGGCTGTCCAGCTGCATCGGTAACAACGCGGCGAGTAGCTTGATTAAGGATATGACGGCCTGTAACTTCAATCTTTTGACCAGCGGGAACAACCATGCCAGCTTCAAAGCCAGTAACGGCTACGCTCTGGATGAGGCTGTCTTTAACTGACGCATAAGTTGAGGTTGGAGTCGCGGCTATTGTTCCCGCACGATCACCACCAAGACCAGTCTTATAAGTGGCTAGGCTTTGAGCCGTCATCACGTTCATACCAGCAAAGCTCTTGGCAATAGTCGCATTGTCATAGGCGCTTTTTATCAAGCCTCCTGCTGCTCCACCCGCTCCTAGACTCTTCTGAGCATCTGCAAGCGCCCGTTGAGTGTAAGAGTTCACAAAGTAGCAAGCATTACCGTCCTGCGGGACACCTGTAGACTCAAGAACCGCACCAGCTTCGGCAACATCGCCCCATCCGGTCACTGCTGTTCCTGGAGTACCGGCTAATAGGCCAGCGTTCTTCATTACAAAAGCACCGAAATCAGTTTCAAGCTCACTGACTATTCGGCGTGAGATAGAGTTATAGAATTCAGGCAGATCATTGCCCATCTTCAACGCTTCATCAGCTTCGTCATAGTCGATTGATACAGTAATGTAGTCCTGCACGTTACCTTCAGCGTTACCACGAATAATGCTATTTCGCACTTCGCCTGAAATGTCGCCCTTTGTAGTACGTGACGCTGTGTAGTCAGTAGGACGCTTGAATAAAACTTTTTCGCCACTGTCAGGGTTAAATCTGCCGTCGAGCTTCTGAGTGTTTACTGTCTTGGACAATACTCGGCTGCTCTCAAAACCATCCAATACGCCTTTAGCGAGTTTGGTGGTAAAGTTCTTGTCAAAATTGTTAGCCATGATTTTATTTCCTATTAATTAATCGAATGTAGCGCCACCAATATGATTAAATTGCTTGTCAGCGTCAGTCCCGGCTGAACCGTTAGACCCGACAACTTTTTTAACCGCTGGTGGTGCTTGTGTGGTTTTTTTCGGTGTGGCTTTTGGCTTTACAAAACGTGCCTCTAACCGCCCAATTTCAAACGCTGCCTTTGTTGGGGCCATCCGTGATATGGAGTCAGCAAGGTCAAAGTTCTGTGACAAGTGATAGATAATCTCCGGGCCTTTATCAGACTCAAAAATCATATCTCTCATGGCAGCAGAAACCGGTAGATCAGGCTGCTGTATTGCTTCAAAATAATCGTCATGCTTTTCAGCAAACTCGGCTGATCTAGTGCTAAAGTCAGTAAGCTTTGCTTTCAGTGCGTCTTGCGCCCTACTCGCTTGGCTTGCTTGTTCTTTTTGCTCTAGCTTTGCATCTAATTTGCTTTCTAGCCAATCCACCATTTGCGCTTGATAAACAGCTTCGTCATACCCTGCAGCCTCCAATGTTGGAGGGGTTGTTGCAGTAGGTTGATCAGGCTGTTTTACCGTTTCATAGGCTTCTAGCTTCTGACGTAATTCATCAGCTTCACGTTGGGCTTGCCTTTTTTCAAAGGTCAACTTGCCGATTCGTTTTTCGACCCCTTTTGAGGGTTTGGCGGTAGTATCGTCCTCTTCATCTTCATCAGATTGCTCAGAGACTTCGACCGGTGTTTCGGTCTGCTCATCCTGCTCATCTTCTGATTCTTCAGATTTTTCACCGAGTTCGGATGCTGCTGAATCATCCTCAATAACTTCAGCTTGGGCGGTGTCCTCATCACCGTGGGTAAAATCGTTAGACGTTAAATCAACGTCTTGGTCTTCTGAGGCTAGGTCTTCGTCTTGCATTGCGGAATACTCCGATTAAAGCGTTATGAACTGCATAACGGACAGGCATAAAAAAAGGCCACCGAAGTGACCTTAATTTGCGCGGGAATTTAATTGTTATGTTTCATATACAGTACAATGTATATTCTATCGTATGTTTTATCGTGCATTGTCAATTATACCATAACCGTGTAGTCATTTACCGCTTTCAATCATTGGGGCCATGCTATTGACCGGCGCTTTCTTAAATCCCTGTGAACCTGGATATACAGACGCTCCAAGTCCTGCTGCATAGACTAATCTTGGGGCAATCTCTTTTTGAAAATACTCCGGGGTTTTGCCGTACTGATCACCCACATAACTTAAATCTTCTCGCAGTGAGGTTTGCGTTGGGCTAAGTGGCGCTTGATAGTCAAGCATTGCATTAATGCCTCGACCAATCGTAGGCGCTACGTTTTTACCCATCCATTGTGCGCCAGCGTCATACATGCCCTGCGCTTGATCGCCCATCTTGAACCAAGGCTCTGACTCCATCATATCTTCGGCTTTGTTAGGGTTCCATACCCCTGCGGCTAAGGTGGCAATCTCTTTAACGGTAGCCGCTGCGCCAGCGGATATTAGATCAGTAAATGGAGATTGATTAAGGTTCCGCAACTCGCTAGGAGTTAATCGGCCAATACCCGGCATTCCACGTTTTGACGCTTCAGCCAATTCTGGGCTCGGCGGGTTTTTCTTGCGCCACTTGAAAGTTTTGGTTTTTCTTAATTCCGATTCATCACGGATCAAGTTGCGCGATTTTTCATTAGCAAATACTTCAGCCACCTCTCTGCTCATTGGGGCTGTATCGAAAAGCTGCTTTCTTGCATCACGTAAGTTTTTAAAGCTACCGCCGTATGTTAGTAAATTACCTCTATCATCAACAACGACTTGCCTTTGTTCAGGAGTTTCACGCCACTCATCTCCCAACCAGGGTGGGCTATCAATCCTTTCCTGCGGTGTCATATCCAGACGTTCTTGCACCGTTCTTGATTCAACCTCGCCCGCTGTAGCTCGATATAATTTTCGACCCGACCTAAAACCGTCTTTTGGGTATTGATCCAAAAACCCCGCCAATTCATTGCCGCGCTTTCGCCTGTTATTGACAAAATCCTCAGTTGGCTTTACTTCTTTTCTCGCCTTATCCATCTGGCGCTGGTATTTAGAATAAGGGCGCTTAACTGTTTCGGCTTTTACTGTATTGACCAGCTGCTCATCTAGTGCGCCCTCGGCTTCAGAGACAATGCGGCCAATATAATCGGCATACGCTGCATTTCTTTCATTTTTTGGCCTGTGTCTTTTAGGCCAGCTTATTTCGTTTCTCATTCGGCTTTCAATATTTACATCAACAATCGAGCCGCCTGAATTTAAGATATGCCGCCGCTTATCGGTCAAATTACCGCCATTATGATAGTCTTTTAAATATCCCTTTAAGCGATCAATCTCCTCTAATCGCCAAGCGGTATCAGATAGCGCCCTAGCATCATCATATCCTGCTTTTTTTAAGTTTATCTCAAGATCATTGCGCCAAGATTTTAATGATGAATCATTAAGCTCTTTCTGAGCTGCTACTGTGTTTATTTGATTTTGCGCCGATTCAATATTGCTACCTTTTGCAAAGCCCTCCCTTTGCTGGATAGCGTGCTGCACTTCATGCATACCAACACTTTTAATTCCTTCACTATCAAGGCTTTTATCCAGCTGGAACCGATCAAAGCGGGGGCTGTAACTTCCTGAATAATCATCATCATCGCTTAACTTGACACCCCGATAATTTAGGTTAGGGTAGGCGTTGAATAATTCATCGTGATCAAATAGAGCGCCTAAATCTGTGCCTCCCTGCTCTCTAAACCACTTTTCACTATCAGCTGGGATTGTTGCATTGTGGTCGCTAATCTCTTGCCGCCATTCACCATCCACGCCTTTCATCATTGGCGCACCAAGCTTGCCAGTTGCATCCCAAATTGCATCTCTTCCTGCGCCCAAAGCCTCAAGCTCTTTGGCAAGTTTTAGGGACGGGCCGCTGAATGTATTGGCGGCCTGACCGATAAATGACGCTTCAGCATCTTCTGATTGCATTGCACCAGCACCAAGAATGCCCGCACCGGCTGCACTTGCTAATAGATTGGAACTGTCTTTCTTAGCAGGGTCGAACATAGCATTTACTGATCGAATATTAGAGGGATCAAACATTGCAATATGATTCGACGGATCGTTAGAAAGCCCGGCAGAGTCATTAAGCTGACTAAACCTTACACCTTTTAACCCATCTCTTTGTGCCGATGTAAGATGCTCATCAATTTCATCAGATACACCAAAATCATCAAAAGAACGGCCACGCATGTTTATCTCTCGCAGATCATCCGTACCAGGCAAGTAAGTAGGAATAATATTCTGCCCGTTTGCCCTGTTTGCGTTTAGTGACTTCTCTAAGTCTTCAGCCTTTTCTAGTAACGCATCGTAACCATCCCAATCGCCACGGTTACCAGCTTCATCTGCTTGCTTTATAATATTTTGAACAGGGACATTGACGGCCGTGTTGTGCGCGTAACTCTGGGCTGTTCTAGGGCTGTCAGAAAAGAAAAACGCTTTTTTTGCAGACTTGGAGCCGGTTGCATTACCTCTTGTATCTTTTTTAAACTTATCAAAATCTGCATTAGTGCCATGATAATAGGGCGTATCAGTATCAAAGCCCTGCTCTTTAGCCCTAGCCATCCGTGAGGCTTTATCGGCCTTGAGGTTAGCTAAGGCTTTACCTATGCTTGCAAGATTTGGCATTTAATTTCCTAAAATGTCAGAGTTGGACGGCGTGAATGCGACAAAAGGGATCATCGACGTATTGCCAAGCAAGGCTGCTTTTTCTATTGCAGTAAAGTCACTACCGCCACCACCACCGCCCTCAGTTAGTACCGCTTTCACGGGCGTTTCCATATTGACCTGAACTTGCCAGCTACCAACGGTTGAAGCAATCGGACTGCCACCATTAGTGGTTAGCAAGTTACCCTGAATCGTGGTAATACCATCAGCCTCAACCGGTCGGACTCGCCAACCAGTGAGGTAGATATAAAGCGCGATAGGAACTTCACCACCAATTTGCGTCATGCC